CAAAATTAATGATTTCTATATTAATATAGATTCAGGGCAAGTTTATGGTCCGAAGACAGACGCAGGGTGGCAAATATCAGAACATGATTCCACAATTAAACAGATGGTATCTATATAAACTACAATAAATTATTGAACATGATATTTATATGAAAGTAACATTATGGATTCAAAAACACTTATACAATCTCTTAAATCGGCTGTTCGCCAAGTAATTAAAGAAGAATTAACAGAAATTCTTCGCGAAGGATTGCAATCTACAATTAATGAACAAAAAAAAATAGAAAAAGTTGTAGAAAAGCAAACAAAATTTTCAAATAATAAATGGTCTGATATTTTAAATCAAACAGATTCAATGTACGATCCTAGTCCAGCGCCAATGAATAGTTTTTCACAATTAATGAATGAAAATATTGATGGAATTAATATGACATCAAATGACGCACGTAGATTTGGTGAAATGCGACAAAATATGAAACAAGCAATAGGAGTACCTACAACCATGGAAGATCCGGAAACTGGAGAAATACATAATGTAGACCCTGCCGTAGCCAAGGCACTTACACGAGACTACTCCGATTTAATGTCAGCTCTAAATAAAAAGAAATCAATGTAATGCCAACTTCGCCATATACAATAATTAATCCACCGGATGTGGCGCCAATAAATTCGTCATACGGGTTTGCATTTCAAGGATCTAATCCAACTGATTTATTCCCGGTAATACAAACAGTGACATCGGCAATTCATTTAAAATTAAAAACATTATTATTAACACGTAAGGGTGAACGTGTTATGCAACCTGAATATGGAACTCTTCTAGAAGAAATATTATTTGAGCAAAATACAGACAATCTTAAAGTAGATGTAATTGAAGCATTAACTGATCCAATTGGATTTTGGATTCCTGAAATTGAGTTACAAAATATTGAAGTTATAACACCTGAGACTGATATGTCGTTAGATAATACATTAAAAATAATTATTACTTATTCAGCCGCATCAGTTAATAATGCAACATTAACATTAGTATTTGATGGAATAGGTAATGTATATGTAAACCAAGGAGTAATATTATGAGTGCAAAAAAAGATATTTCATATCTTGGGAAAGATTTCAGATCTATTAGAAAAAATTTAATAGATTTTACAAAACAATATTTTCCAGATACATATAATGATTTTAGCGAAGGATCGTCAGGGATGCTTTTAATTGAATTAGCATCATATGTAGGTGACGTTTTATCATATTATTCTGACACTAATTTAAAAGAATCATTATTAACTCAGGCAACTGAAAAAAATAATATCATGGATCTTATAGGATCGCTTGGATATCAACCAAAAAATATTACACCAGCACATGTTACTTTAGACGTATATCAATTACTTCCAGCAAGTGGGTCTGGCACTAATGTAACGCCTGATTTTAACTATGCATTACATATAAATAAAAATTTAATTGTTAAACAATCGGATGGCCCGGCGGTATTTAGAACTTTAGATGTTGTAGATTTTAGGCAAGAAAGTTCATTATCTACTAATGATGTATCTGTTTATCAGAGTGACCCAGTTACAAAACAGCCTACATATTTTCTTGTAAAAAAACAAGTACAAGCTGTCTCTGGTACTATTAAAACAAAAACATTTACATTTGGCTCTGCAATTCCGTATGATAAAATTACGTTATCTGATTCAGATATTATAGAAATTCTTTCAGTAACTGACAGTGATGGTGATACATGGTATCAAGTACCATATCTAGCCCAAGATACTGTGTTTGAAACAGTTCCTAATTTATTAGAAAATGATCCTGTACTTTCTGTTTATAGATCAAGTTCGCCTAGTCTTTTAAAAATGAAACGTACTGCAAAAAGATTTATTACTAGATTAAGATCAGATAATTTATTGGAAATTCAGTTCGGCGCAGGACTATCAGACGACCACGATACAACATTAATTCCAAACCCAACAAACGTAGGAAATGGCTTAGCAAATAGTTCACAGCAATTTAATGATGATATTGACCCTTCTAATTTTTTATATACAAAAACTTATGGATCTGCTCCAACAAATACTACATTAACTATAACATATACAGTTGGCTCTGGATTAGCAGATAATGTTTCAGCTGGCAAGTTAACATCAATTCAAAATATTACATACTCCGATGACCCCAATTCTACAAATACTAATAGTATTGTTAATTTTATTAAAAGTACAGTCGTTGTTAATAATACTATCCCAGCCCGAGGCGCAAATGCCCCGGAAACTATCACAAATATAAAAAATAATGCATTAGCTTATTTTGCTACACAAAATCGTATAGTTACTCGTGACGATTATATTATACGTGCTTATTCTATGCCAAGTAAATTTGGAAGTGTATCAAAAGCATATATAATTGCAGATGATCAGATTTCTCAAGAAAATTATAAACAAAGTAGAATAGCAAATCCAACAGCATTAAACATGTACGTTTTAGGTTTTAATGATGCTAAACAGTTAACTGAACTTAATATAGCCGTAAAAGAAAATTTAAAAACATACTTGAATTACTATAGAATGTTAACAGACGCTGTTAACATAAAAAATGCATTTATTATTAATATAGGTGTCGAATTTGAAATTTCGGTATTATCAAACTATAATAGTAATGAAATTCTATTAAAATGTATTAATGAATTAAAAAAATATTTTAATATTGATAATTGGCAAATAAATCAGCCAATCATTAAATCAGAGATAGTAAACTTACTTGGCAATATTCGTGGAGTACAAAATATCATTAATGTTAAATTTAATAACAAATATGATACTGTACTTAATTATTCTGGTAATGTTTATGATTTAGCTAGTGCAACAAGGAATGGAATTATTTATCCATCGTTAGACCCTAGTATTTTTGAATTAAAATTTCCTGATCAAGATATTTTAGGAAGAGTAGTAAGTTATTAATATGATATTACATATAGAAATTAATTATGTTTAAAATATTTTATGCAAAATCAGATGCAACTTTATATGAAGATGCTACCGTTAATGAAACAAACACCGGACTAGATGAAATACTAGAAATAGGAAAACGTATAAACTTATCTGATGACAGTTTACTAGTTAATTCTAGGGCTTTAGTCAAATTTGACTCGACTGAAATATCACAATCATTAGCTACATATGGTAAAACTGTAAATGATTGTAAATTTGTCTTAAATTTATATACATCTCATGCAAAAAATCTTCCTACGGACTATACAATAGATGCATGTATTGCTGGACAACCATGGACCAACGGCTCCGGATTTTTATCTTCTGTCCCAGAAGTTTCGAATGGCGTACAGTGGGCACAACCAATGTCTTCATGGTCTTTAAATTCCCAAACCGGTAATTTATGGATTTCTAGTTCACAACAAATTCATGTAAATAATTCATTTTTATATGTGTCTGGGTCTGGGCTTGGTGGCAGCTTCTTATATTATTCAGGAAGTGGAACGCCTTTAAATTTAATTGCATCAGAATCGTTTTCGTATCGCACCGCAGACGTTAACGTTAACGTTACAACTGCTTTAAAAGTATGGCTCAGCGGTAGCAACGGGAATGCGGTACCAAATAACGGATTTTTACTTAAATTTTCAGACGCAGACGAATTAAATTCATATGTTTCAGGATATGTTCGATTTTTTAGTCGCGAAACTCATACAATTTATGTACCTAAATTAACAATGTATTGGGATGATGTTGTATATTCATCTACATTAAGTGCTGTTGATTTAGAATCATATACTACATACGTTAAAATAAAGCCGGAGTATAAAGACAATGAAATTACCAAATTACGTATATATGGTCGAGATAGATTTCCAAAAAAATCTCCAACAAATTTATTTCCAATTCAAACAGTAAAAAAACTTCCAGCCACTACATATTATGCAATATTAGATGCGGCAACAGATGAGTATATAATTCCATATGATGATATTTATACTAAAGTAAGTTGTGATAACACTAGCAATTATATCTACGTAGATATGAGTGGGTTTATGCCGGAACGATATTATCGTTTACAATTAAAATTAACAGACGGGTTTACTACGCAATATATTGACTGTGATACTTATTTTAAAATAGTTAGGTAATAATGAGTATACAACCAGCATATGATTCAATTGATCTTGATTTTCAAAACAAGTATCGATTAAACGGCTTAACTCAATTATCTAATAATATTAATGTTATTCCTCGAAATAATATAGGCGATATTCTTTTATATGAAGACTCAAAAAAAAATCCTATATTAATAATAGAACCAATTGTGCAAAAATTTTATAATGATTCATTAGTAGATATAATTGATACACAATTTAAACATTATAAATTTCCAGTTCGTACTATTATTGACGAAGATGATGAAGAAATTGAAGACATTGATTTTGATGAATTAAATTCAATTGAAACAGAAGATCCAATTTTTGCTAGATATAAACCATCCGAAAATATAAGAATTCAAAACGGATATGCATTCAATCCTATTACTCAATTTTTAGAAATTGATATGAGTGAAATAGAAGGCGGCCCAATTCAAAAAAATATAAACAAGTATTATATTACTAAAGAAATTAAAGAAAGCGGTGCTGACTTAAGATTTAGAGTAAAAATAGAACATAGATTTGATGGAGGCGGGTTTGAAGACAGTCCGTCTGCTGTAGCATTTTCTATTATTAAAGATGGTCCAAATTATAGTTTAAATCGGGTATTTAAAGGTCAATATTCGCGAAGTGGTGCTGATGGTAGATGGAGTTTTATGAAACCATATGAAGTTTGGATAACTGAATTTGATCAAATAATAACAAATGACGAATTTGAAATTGGAGATAATTTTAGTATAGGTGCTGACTGTGGCGATAATAGTGAATTTAGATATCATACAATCGCCGGCGGCCAAGCTTATTGGGTGATTACGGATGCAGATAAAAATGTTGACGAATGGAATAGACCAATCAATGAAACAGACGATGATGCCGCATCGACAAAAAACGTAACTAACTAAAAAATTTGTAAGATATGATATCTCAATATAAAAATATTAAACAAATTAATGAAGCAAAAAATTCCGTATCTGGTCATCGTATTGACCAATCTAAAATGGAATTTGTATCGTCTCCGGCAGAAAAATCATTTCAGATAAATTCAGATCTAAGTAGTATTTTTGACACACAAAGATTTGAACTTCATACATATATTGATAGTACTTATATAACAGGCAATCATAAAATACAAAGCTTTAATAAACTTCCGGAATTTAGATCTACAGATAATAAAAAAATAAATATACATTCGGGATTAGGATTTAATTTATATGATGAATTAAATAATTTAAATTTAACAGCTGGTAGATTTAAATTTGTTATTAATTTTTTTAAAAATTGTATTGGCAGTTATGAACAACAACATTTACGAATTGATGATATATCTCCAGACCGTACAGAATTAAGGTTGCGCGCAATTGATGTTAAATCAATTGAATATTTGCAACAAATTACAAAATTTGCAGATTTAAATCAAACATCGATAGCTGGTTTTGCACAAACATATTTGTTAAATTTTAGTAGAAACAATTGTATATTATTTGTAAATAGTGTAGTAATTGGGGAGTTTTTATATGTAAAATTACATGACGCATTACCTGATAATATTTCTTTAGATTTTAAATGTTGGGTTGTTGAAGAATTAAAACCTTCGTATATTGATAATGTCTCAATAATATCAACGGTACCGGAGATAACATATAATAAATTAGCTAATCCAAATTGGCAAGCAAATTATTCTTATGATACATCAAATAATACCGGTCTGCGTAATTGGACAGATTTATTAGGATCGTCGACGCAAACATCACAACAACTAATTGATTCATATTTTTCTGGAAGTATGTCTGGAGTCAAATTAAATATTGACTATACTGATTTTAATAATTTTGTATTTTATGGATCAGCAACAGAACGATTGGAAAACTTTAAATATAAAGTAGGATTAATTGAATATTATACTTCACAATCTTTAGTTATTGCTAAAATATCTGGAAGTGTTGCTATAACTTCGTCTCAAAATTATTTAAATTTAAAAACAAACTTAATAAGTGGCTTTGATAATTTTGAAAATTATTTATATTTTACTTCAGAGTCAAAATTAACAACTCATATTTCTCCATTAGAATCTCCAAATGTTTCGAGAGTAACTGGTAGTTATATTACACCTGCACCAAAATCTAATAGTACAGTACCATATACATTATATGCGTCTACTAGTTCACAATTTAATAATTGGTACACAAATTTGCGCGTAAGTGCTTCGTATTACGATGAATATAATTATAATTCATTGATTCAATTAGTCCCAGAACATTATAAGTCTGATACGTCTAATGCTAATTTATTAACATTTGTTAATATGTTAGGACAACATTATGATATTTTTTACATGTATATTAAACATATGTCTACTATACATAAACGAATAGAAAATCCTAAATTAGGAATGCCGAACGAATTATTATTTTCAGTTGCAAAACAATTTGGATGGAATTTAACTAATGGCAATCAATCTCAAGAATTATGGGAATATGAAAAAGGAACATCTGAATTTGGTGTACCGTTAACGGGCTCTAATAGTATAGGAGACCCATCAGTACCGGGATCAGAAACTAGTTATGCCATATGGAGACGTATTGTAAATAATTTACCGTTGCTTTTAAAAACAAAAGGTACAAAGCGTAGTGTAACTGCATTATTAGCATGTTACGGAATTCCACAATCTATAATTAGCATCAATGAATATAGTGGGCCGTTATTAGATAGAACTCCTATATATGAAAAATTGACGGAAAATTATGCATTAGATTTAATTGACTCGCCTGCAGGAACAGTTGATATTCCATATTCGACCCCGACCGCAATTGAACTTCGTTTTAAGACTGATAATATTATTGCAAATCCATTCATGTCTAGTTCGGTTAATTTATTTAAATGGAATGGTGGAACCAGATCTGTTAAATTAAATCATGTTTCTGGAACTAAAGGTACTGTATGCATTCAAACTAGTGCAACAACAGGTGTTGTTTCGGAACCGATTGAAATG